AACTGGGAGGCTAATAAAAGAATTATAGTCAATCAAGGAGGAGCTAGAGCCTCTAAGACTTATTCTATTGCACAGAAATATATACTTAAATTATTGCAAGAGACAGGTAGAACTTTATCTATTGTAAGAAAGACTACCCCAGCTCTTAGAATATCTGTGATGAGAGACTTTCTTGAAATATTAGTTAATATGGACTTATATGATAGCTCTAACCATAATAAGACAGATAAAACATATACACTTAATGGAAATTTAGTAGAGTTTTTTGGAATGGATGACCCACAAAAGAAAAGAGGAGCTAAGAGAGATTATTTGTGGCTTAATGAGGCAAATGAATTAACACTAGAAGATTGGAGGCAATTATCTATCCGTACAACTGGAGAGATAACCTTAGACTATAACCCTTCAGATGAGTTCCATTGGATATATGATGAAGTAATGACTAGAAATGACTGCACATTTATAAAGTCAACATATAAAGATAATCCTTTCTTACCACAGACACTTATAGATGAAATAGAAAAGTATAGAGAGCTTGATCCAGCTTATTATAGAGTATTTGGAATGGGGGAAAGGGGAGCTAGTCAATCTACAATATACACCCACTGGAAAGAGTGTGATGATTTACCAGAGGCTTATGACAATAAATGCTATGGAATTGACTGGGGATTTAACCATCCAACTGCTGTAGTAGAAGTAAGAGAAAAAGAGGGTGCTTTTTATGCTAAACAGATATTATATCAGTCAGGCCTTAATAGCTACTCTATAATAGACAAATTAGAGGAATTAGGGGTGGATAAGACAGCTAGAATAATTGCAGACTCAGCCGAGCCAGATAAGATAAACGATTTATACCGGGCAGGATATAGGGCAGTGCTACCAACTGTAAAAGGTAAGAATAGTGTAGCTAGAGGTATAAAAGCAATTAAAGGGCACCCGTTATTTATAACATCAGACTCAGTAGACGGAATAAAAGAGATTAGATTTTATAGATATATGGAGGATAAAAACGGCAATATATTAGAAGACCCAATTAAAGTTAAAGACGACTTTTGTGATGCTATGCGGTATGCAATAGATTATATGGTAGAGAGTAAAGTCTCATTTGCTAGAGTATATAATAATAAACCAGCTGGATTTTAACATATATGAAACAATACCCTCCACAAAAAGATGTACAGAGATTGGCAAATTATGAGAAGTATGAACAATTATTTTTAGGACAACATCAGGTAGCTTTTGCAGATAAACTTAAAGATTATGCACCTCAATTCTCAAGTACTGCTGCTAGATATGTAGCTCTTAACTATCCTCGAATGATTAGCACAGTTTCAGCTGACTTGCTTTTTGAAGAGAAACCTAGCCTTGTTTTAGAATATAATCAAGATTTTGTTAATACTTTATTTTATGAAAACTCTTTGTGGGTGCAGTTTTATGAGAATGCTTTAAGCTCTAGCTATAAAGGAGATGCTGTAATGCGAATTAGAGCTGAAGAGGGTCAGATTAAAATAGATACAGTTAAACCGGATGTATATTTCCCAGTATATGATGAGAATAATGTAAGTAATCCAATTAAAGAGCATATCTTAGCCTATGTTGTAGAAGATATGGGTAAGAAAATGCTCTTGATAGAAACCTATGCTCAAGGATATATTGAGACTAATCTATATGATTTCAAAGATGGACAAATTGGAGGTGAATTAGATCTACAAGCATATTATCCAGATTTAGAGCCTTATGTAGAGACAGGATTAGGTAAAGGCTTCTCACTTATTCACCACATTAAAAACTGGGGGCTAGCAGGTAAATTCTGGGGTATTAGTGACTATCAGGACTTAGAGGACTTATTCTTTGCTATAAATAACAGGTTATCTCGTAATGAGCATATCTTAGACAAACACGCAGACCCTATATTAGCAGTTCCAGAGGGTATATTAGACCAGAACGGACAAGTTAGAAAAGGAGATATTGGTGTAGTAGAATTACCAAGCAACCCTATTAGTGGAGAAGGTAGTGTGCCACAATATATTGTATGGGATAGTAAATTAGAATCATCATTTGCACAGATTGACGCTTTATTAGAGCAATTATGGATAGTATCTCAGATGTCCCCTAGCTTATTTGGTATAACTAAGTATGGAGTAGCTGAGTCAGGAAGAGCCTTGAAGTATAAGTTATTGAGAACCTTATCTTTGAAACATAGAAAGCAGATGTACTGGGATAATGGGATAAAAGCACTTATCCAATCAGCAATTGAATTTGCAAGAGTAAATGGATTAAAATCAGATACATTGACAGCTAAACAAACAGAAGTGCCACAGATTATCTGGAAAGATGGATTGATAGAAGACCAATTAGAGACAATTCAAGCTGAGAAGGATAAATTAGATTATGAATTGACCACTAAAGAGGAAGCTATTAGCAATATAGACAATATTAGCCAAGCTGAAGCTATGGATAAACTAGAAAGAATACAGGCAGAGATGACAGCTAAAGCTAAAGCTAATCCTTTTAATTTTGGGACAATAGAAAATAATGACGAAAAAGACGAAGACGAAGAAGACAATATAGAAGACTAAAATATGGCACAGATAAAGCCAGAAGGTATTGTACAATCAGATCCGCAAGTTAAACTAATAGAGGCTATTGTAAAACAAGCCTATTTAGACATATTTCAATATATCCAGTCTGGTAAAGATAGCCAATCAGTAAAAACTAAGATAAAAGGTTTAGAAAAAATAGTTGCTGAATATGATTTAGATCTACAGGCTTGGGCAGATGTTAGTATACCTGGATTGTATAAAGAAGGGATGGACAATGCTGTTAAACAAGCTATAAAAGATAATATACAATATACTTTTGAAGATAAGTTTGCAACTTTTCATCAACAAACTATACAGCTTATAGTCCAGAATGCTTATAAATACACACAAAAGATTGCAGATGGATTAGAGGAGGCAGGAACATCAGCTATAACCGCAGAACAGGCAGAAAAGGTGGCAATACAAGTGGCTAGAGGTGAAATAGCTGGGAGTGACTTAAAAACTATTGCTAAAAATGTAGAAAATGAGCTAAGAGCCTCTTCCCTATCCGCTATTACTTATAAAAACGGTAGAAATGTATCTGTAGACGGTTATGCTAGAACATTAGCTAGAAGTATATTAACCGAAGCTCAGGTAACTGGTATCCAGAACACTCATATAGAAGAAGGGTATGATCTAGTACAAGTATCAGACCACTTTGGAGAATGTGCTTTATGTAAACCATTTGAAAATGAAATATTGTCTCTGACAGGTAGAACTAAAGGTTATATGACAATTGACCAAGCTAAGAATGCAGGGTTATTCCACTCTAATTGTAGGCACTCTATCTCACCATATTTTGAAGGGTTAGCCTCTGTGTCTCAGGTATATGATACAAAGACCAAGACATATCAACCTAAAGAATTAGTAGAAGCTCAAAACTGGGTAAAAGAAAAGGGGATTAGAGATAGTACAGACACAGTTACTCAAGAAGCTAAAAAATATATTTTGCCATCCGAAAAAGAAGCATTAAAGCTTATTAAAGCTGGAACAACCCCAGCACAATTTGGAGATTTAGATATTCCACCTGGTGAAATCATAAAAGCCAATCAAAGATATACTGGATTAGGTTTACTAGCAGATTATGATAATGCAGATTTAGCTCAAGATTATACTTTAGCCAATAGAATAGCTGGTGTAATTGTAGAGTCTAAAGACCCAAAAATAATGCCATATAAAAATACATTTTTGCAAAGATATGACGCAGATCTAGCTAAAAGAAATCAACCTAAGATCCAAGAGAAAGATGTTAAAGATATACTTAAGGCTTATGAACAATTTACAACTAAGATTGGGATACAACAATACAATAATGTTAATGAAGCAGTCAAAGCAGGGGATAAAACTAAATTAAAGTCAATTATAGCTAAAGAAAAAAACGAAGAGATAAAAAATTCACTCCAGAGAATGTTAAAATACCTATAGAAGTCTCATTTAGTATAATCACCTCAACGGTTAGCTCACGATACGAGCGATTATCAATAATTCAACACTATGGAAGAGGAGACAAACACGCAACCTGTAAGCGATAATACAGAGGAGACACAAAATGAAACAGTACAAACTGAAGAAACCAAAACAATTAGTATCCCAAAATCAAGGTTTGATGAAGTCAACCGCGAGAGAAAACAGCTACAAGCTAGGCTCGCAGAAATTGAAAAGAAACAAGCTGAAGAGCAGGGAAACTATAAGGAATTGGCTACAAAATATGAAACAGAACTAAACGAATTAAAAAATTCATATAAACAAGCAAAAATTCAAAGTGCTGTAACATCAGAAGCCTCCAGATATAATCCTCAGGATATAGATGTGGTTATGAAGTTCATTGACCAAGATAGCATTCTAGATGAGTCTGGTGATATAAACACTCAAGCATTAAGCAGTGAGTTCACTAGATTAAAGACACAAATGCCTTATCTATTCAAAGACAGTAAAATACAAAATGCTGGTAACTCCTCAGGGGGAAACCCAGAAAAAAGCAATGCTCCTATCTTTAAGGAGTCACAGTTAAGAGATAGCGATTTCGTAGCCAGAAATCTAAAAGAAATAACTGAGGCTACAAAAGAAGGGCGAATATTAACAGGACAATAATTAAATTACCATTATGGCCGGAGAAATAACAAAGTCATTACTTGACTCATTTATCCCTACAGTTGCTGCCGCTACTGCTATGGAAACATTAAAAGAAAGAAGAGGGTTAGCTAGATTTGTTAATACTGATTTTTCAAATGATGTAAGACAATATGGAGAAGCTGTAAAAGTTGGTTTCTTAGGAGACTTAGGAACTGCTGATACAAAAACTCCTGGATCTGCTTATGCTTTCACAGGACCTGCTGACTCAGATGTAACTATTACACTTGACCAACACAAATATAAGAGCGTTTTGATTGAAGACACTGGACGTGCTTTATCACGACCTGATGTATTACAAGGATATATCAATGAAGCTATCTTCTCAGTTTTGAAAGATATCGATGTATCTATTGCTACTTTAGGATTAAGTTTCTCAAATACAAAAGATGAAACTTCTGCTCATTATGATGATATAGTAACTTTGAGAGAGACTTTAGTTGGAAACAAAGCTCCAATTGAAGGGCCTTTCATCTATGCTGTATCTGCTAGCAAATATGCTGACCTTTTGAAAGATGATGATATTAACAAGCAATTAAACTTTGGTGGAGCTGTAGCACAGACCGCTAACCTACCACAAGTTGCTGGAATGTCAATCTTTGAGACTCAGTTAATCCAAAGCGGAGGAAGCCCAGTAAGAAAATACAACATGGCTTTCCACAAAGATGCTATTGGACTAGCTATCAGACCACTTCCAGTTGATGGAGATGGAATGGGGGTAAAACAAGGCGTTTACAATGACCCTATTTCTGGATTATCTATCCGATTAACAATGGGATATGACAATTCACTAGGTGGAATGACAGTTCGTGCTGAAGCTCTTTACGGAGTAAAAATAATGAGACAAGGATTAGCAGTAGCTTTGAAAGAAGTCTAATTTATCCCTACACTCATACTATTAAGAGCTTGAAATATAGCTCTTTTTAGTTTATACTGATACATATAATTAAAAACACTATATGAAACCAAGACAATTAGATAGCTTATACAGTAAAACAAAATTACATAATGAACAAATATATAAACAAATTAAAGATATTGATTTACAATTATCTAAAATTAAATTAGCAAAAGATAAATATAGTTTGTTAATAGATAAAGATTTTTTAACAAGGCAATATAAATAATATGAAACCAAAAGTATACTTCTCTACTACTCCACTTAAAACAAAAATAGGTGGATTTGGCAATGTAGCTAATGGCTGGTATGATTCATCCCAGAAAAAAAGTTCTAAGATAACTTTTGACATAGAAAATGATACTCAGGACATAGGATTTCTATATCATCAACCTTGGCAAGTGCCTACTCTTAAGAATTGCAAGAAAAAAGTGGGGTACTTTATGTTTGAGTCCACAAAATGCCCCCCAGACTGGAAAGAATATATGGAGCAATGTGATGTAGTGGTTACACCATCAAAGTTTGCGAGAGACATATTTTTTAACCAATTTGGCATTGATAGCATTGTAATACCTCACGGAATAGATACAGAGATGTATAAATACCAGAAAAGAGAGAAAAAACCTTACTTTTGGTTTTTACATTATAATGGATTTGATTTTAGAAAAGGGTTTGACATTGTAATAGATGCCTTTACAGCTGAATTTAGACAAGATGAGCCAGTCAGATTGACTATAAAATCATTTAGTGGAAATAACTATCCATATTCTAATCCTAAGATAAACACAATTATAGGTGAAAGCACTAGAGAGGAATTATTGGAGCTATTAGGTAAACATCATTGTTTTGTGTTCCCGTCTCGAGGTGAAGGTTTTGGAATGCCCCCATTAGAAGCTATGGCGACTGGATTGCCAGTTATTATCCCAAATGCACACGGATTAGCTACATATTTTGATGACAACTATTGCTATGGGGTAGATTATCAGTATTCTAAGGCCAAATATATGCGTGAGGACTATGATAAGAATGATTTAGGTATATGGGTAGAGCCCACAATAGAAAGTGTCAGAAAACAGATGAGACAGGCTTATAATGATTGGAAAAATGACACAGGACAATATGCTAAGGGATTAGATAAAGAAAGGGCAGAATATGCAAGCCAATTTTCATTAAAGAACTCTTACGAACAATTAGAGGATTTATTTTTAAGTCTCATTTGATAAGATAGGTGTAATAAACCTACTTATTATGGCATTAAATACAATATTATCACATCCAGACCAAGACTCTTATGTAACTGTAGCCGAAGCAGATAGTTATTTAATTGCAAAACCACAATATAACACTTGGGCTAGTTTATCTACTAGCGTTAAAGAGGCATATCTTAAAGCCTCAGCAAGACAGATGGATTCATTTAGATATAAGTCTATAAAGTTATATGAAAGAGCAAAAGATTATAGACAAGACCAAGGATTGGCATTTCCAAGATATTTCTTTGAGGATTTATTTCAAGGGAGAGTAGTCTCAGCCACTGCTACAACTTTTACTATAAACGACTATCTAACTTCTGAGAATACTCCAGATGATGTATTTAATGGGGGGAGTGTAATTATCCAAGAGGGAACTGGGAAAGGTCAGACTGTAGCTATTACTGATTGGGATTATGCTACTGGAACTGGAACAGTTGCAGGTTGGTCAGTACAACCAGATACAACTTCTCAAGTGTTATTAGTTTTGCCAATAGATAAAAAGGTAAAATATGCTCAGATGGAACAGGCTTATTTCTTGGCTTTAAGTAAAGATAAACAGATTGAGGATATAATGACAGGAGTATCTAGTTATAAGATAGGTGATTTGTCTGAAACCTATGATAAATCTATGTTAACAGATACTTTAGTTAATGGAGTACCTTTCTCTAATATAGCTTTAGCTAATTTAAGAGGTTTAATTGATAGAACTGGATATATAGCTTACTAATATGATAGATATAACTCAATATCTAAACCAAGAGCTTACTCATAAGACTAGAATTAGCTATGATAAATATGGCAAGATTGAGACTTTAAGTTCTAATATAAAGGGTAGATTAGTGGCTAGTAGTGTACAAAATAGAGGACTACAAGCTAAACCTTTAGACTATGATGTAGAAGTATGGCTAGAACCAACTCAAGCTATGGCAGTAGAGGATATAATAGCCGACTGTGATAATAGTTATAGGGTTTTGCAAGTTAATGAATATAGGGCTAAAGATGGAAGTTTGCATCATAAAAAAGCCTTATGTCAAAAGTATGTCTAAGATTATAAAGAATACTATTACTCCTAACTTAAAGAAGCTCCTAAGCGTAGATTTAAGGCAACAATGGGGTTATATATGCTCAGGGGAATTACTTAGATTGTCTAGAACGCAAGTTCCATTTGGAATAACTAAACACAGAGGTAGATTGTCTCAATCAGGAAAAGTTAAAAAGTTTGGTGAAAATTGGGGAGTATCTTATAATACAGATTATGCTTTATACCAGCACGAAGGAATGAGAAAAGATGGAAGTAGAATAGTTAGGAAATGGAATAATGGTAGAAAAAGCAAATATTTAGAGGATCCACTTAAAGAGAATATAAGGATGTGGGATAGTATAGCTAGTAAAGTATTAACAGATGAATTAAAAAAGAAATTATGACATTATTATCTGATTTAGCCACATATATTGACACCAATACCAGCTTAACCGTTGGGACTGATTTATTTATAGGAACACTCCCAGCTCAGCAAGATAACTGTGTCGGTATATTCCAAACTGGAGGTGTACAACCTACTACTTATTTAGATATAAAGAAACCTACTATCCAGATTATAGTTAGAAATACTAATTATGAGACTGCTCAGCAATTAAGTTATACAATCTATGACCTTATACATCAGAAAATAGGTGGTACAATTGGAGCCACTAATATGTACACTATATTTGCTTTGCAAGAACCGACTGAGATAGGAGAAGATGAGACTGGAAGGGCTATTTTTACTTGTAATTATGTATTTGAGATAAGGTAAAGTCTCATTTGCTAATATAATGATATATCAATAATTTATTCACAACTATGGCAATGTCAGATATAAATGTGGGATATGCAACAGTTACTTACGGAGGACAATCTTTAGGAGAAACCGAAGGAGAAGTAACAGTAGAAATCACCACTCAAAGAGTAATGCAATCTTCAGACACTTATGGGGCAGAAACTCCTTATGATATGATTGAGATTGGAAGGCAAATGAAAGTAACAGTTCCTCTATCCGAGTATGCAATTGGAACTATGCAAAAGATTTTACAAACTGAAACTACTGCAAACGGAAAGTTAGAGATTGGACAAGCAGTAGGACAGTCAACTAGAGCTTTTGCTGCTAAATTAGTTGTCCACCCAGTTATAAAAGGAAGCAACACTGGATCAGATATAATTATGCACAAAGCAGTTGTATCTAGCGAAACTATCTCAGCAATCTTTGCTAACGATGCAAGAAATCCTATTGAAGTTGAATTTACAGCTTTATTAGACACAGGAAACACCGAAGGAGTATTAGGATATATTGGAACTCCTGCTTAATTAACTAATTAAAACACTATGATTGAAATACAACCAATTACACTTAATGATGTCTTTGCTTTATCTAGTAAAATATCTGGGATAATCAAGGAAATAAAAGAAGTAGAGGTACAAGATAATATGTCAGTAATGGTATTATCTAACCTTGAAAAGTTTATGCCTATATTACCTATTTTTACTAATGGGCAGTTATCTGAAGAGGATATAAGAAAACTATCAATTAAGGAAGTTGTGGAGCTAGTAGACCAGATATTAGAGATTAACGAGATTGACCAAGTTGTGGGTTTATTTCAACGAATAGCCAAAAAGGTACAGCCGTCAGTGAAAAAATAGACTTTAAGAAGGTTATACTACAGCTATTCGCTCAATATTATCATTATACAAAGACAGCCACCCTAGAATTAACTATAGGGGAGGCTGTTTATTTTTATAAGTGTATAGAGAAGATAGAGAAAAGAAATCAATTAGAAAAGATAGATGATTATTTGATGTACACTAATATAATTATGCAACCACATCTTAAGAAAGAACATCAAGGTAAATTATCTAGGCAGTTATTAAGAGCTAAAGATAGTATACAGCCACCAGCTCCAAAATCAAAGGAAGAAATAGAAAAAGGATTAGAACGGTTAAAACAATTGCTTTAGTCTCATTTGGTAAAGTGTATATAAATAAGCAAATATTATGGCACTATCTGTAGGAGAAGTAATCGCAACATTTGACGCAAATATAAAAGGGTTTGAGGCTGGAATAAAAAAAGCCGAAAGCCAAATGCAGGGTTTTGACAAAGCTGTATCTAGTGCTGGAAATAAAATTGCTAATGTATTTGAATCTATTGGAAAAGCCGCTATTGGATATGCCAAAATCTTAGGAGTAGCAGGAGCTGGAGCTACTGTGTTTGCTGTAAAAACTGCTGCTGATTTACAATCATTATCTACTAGTTTTGAAACCTTAACAGGAAGTGCTGAAAAAGGGAAAAAAGTCTTTATGGACTTAAAAAAGATGGGAGCCACCACTCCATTTGAAGTCACTGATTTAGCCAAAGCCACTCAAGTTATGTTATCTTTTGGAGTAACTGTAGACAATAGTCAAAAATATCTTAAAATGCTTGGGGATGTTGCTATGGGCAATAAAGAAAAATTATCTGGATTATCTATTGCTTTTGCCCAAGTGCAAGGAAAAGGTAAGTTAATGGGACAAGAGTTATTACAATTAATTAATCAAGGGTTTAATCCATTACTTACAATTGCTCAAAAAAATCTAGGAGCTAAAATGGGATTAGATTTTGAAAAAACTCAAGAAGCATTAAAAAATAATAAAATTACAACAGAACAAGTTAATAAAGAATATTTGCGTTTAACAGACCAGATGGAAAAGGGGAAGATATCTGCTGATATGGTAGCTGAAGCATTTAATTTGGCAACTTCTAAAGGTGGATTGTTTTATCAGGGTATGGATAGAGGGGCTAAGACTCTAGCAGGTACATTCTCAACCTTGATGGATAATATAAAAATGATGGTTGCAGGTTTGGCTGGATTATCTGAGGAAGGTACAATCGTAGAAGGTAGCTTATTAGATTTAGTTCAAAAAGGAGTCAATGCACTTAATGATGCAATGGGTAAAATAGATTGGGTAAAAGTAGGGCAAGATATACGAAATAATGTTGTGACTGCTATTGAGGCATTA